CAATACACCCGTGATCTACGAGGCCGGCCTCGGGCCCGGAGAGAATGCCCCACGAGGGAGGGTTGTCCAGCCGCACAATGGCATAGCCGCCTTTGAAGCGGGAGATGGTTCCCTCGCGTCCATTGCAGTTCTCGGACTCATCCACCTCCGCGGGCCAGTTCTGGAGCCTCACTCGGTCGCCCACATGGAGCTTGTTCACGTCGTCCCTCATTGTCATTGCAGCCTCACCTTGCCCAAACTCAGCTTCTCTCTGAAGTGCTGGACCTGCTTGCGGTCCACGTCGTAGCCGACGGCACGGAGTGCCGTGGCAATGTGTGCATGAGAGTAGTCATGCGCATTGTTGATGGCTTCCCGGAAGATTTCCCGATCGGCCGGGGACATCCCCTCGTAGGCGGCTGCCACATGGTCATAGCGGTCCACTGGAGGGCCTAACGCATCGGCGAAGGTCATATCTACCCCACTCCCCCCAACAGCTCCCGTACCCAGCCCGAGGGGGCCTCGGTTCCCAGGACGATCCGCAGTGCGGTGGCCACGGGCTCGGCCAGCTCTTCGAGCGTGCCGTCGTTGTGGATGGTGATCTCTTCACCCATCAGGCCGACGTTCTGCTCGGAGGCGTGCTCGCCATCCTTGTGCTCCACTCCCGGACGGACGATCTGCCAGACGGAGGACTCGTGGAGGGACGAGTACGTCCACTCCCCAAGGTCGTAGATCATCTCGGCCTCGTTGGGAAACCTGCAGTCGGTGAACACCACCCGGTCATGGCCTGACTTCAGTAGGTCATCCTTGGCCTTCTGGATCCAGTAGTCGTCCTGCTCGGCACGCATGACGTCGGTACCGAACCGCTGCCAGAGGCGGCGGACTTCGTTGCCATACTCGGAGGCCTTGATGTCGTCGTCGGTCATGCCCAGGTCGTAGAGGTCGGAGAGGTAGACGGAACCGATTGCCCGGGACGTCGAACCGTCGGCCCATTCGACGGTGCGGCCGTAGCCCACAATCGGATTCAGGTTCTTCATCATCCGCTTGAGCGGAGCGGCGAAGCTCATCTTCACGAATCCATGGTCGCGGACAAGGATGTCAGCGACAGATTCCTTGCCGGCCCGGCACAAGCCGGTGAGGCCTATTACAATCAACTTCTTCCTTCCAATTCCCTGATGGTTTCGATGTCCCCGATGCGGGCGATGATCTCCTGCTGGGTGTCCTGGACCCGATAGAAGCCGCTAGAGCTGACGAAGACTCGGGTGATACCGGTTCCGGGTTCGCATCCTGTAGCTTCGATGGCTTCAGCTTTGATGAAGCCCGGGTTGCCGTTGTTATCCACGACTTCGATGAAGGCGGTCACAGGCCCCTCCAGTTGACCGGATCGCCGGGGGTTACCCCGTTGACCCATGCCTGGATCCGAGCCTTCAGCTCGGCCCCCGGGCCGTCCAGGAATGCGTAGGCATCCCAGCCATGGTCAGCACCCCGGCCACCGTCCTTGCGCAGTTCCTTCAGCCGCGCGACCTTGCGCTGTTCCAATTCCAGGTCTGTGAAGGTCACTTCTCGTCCTCCCTCCAGATGGCGCCCACGCCATCGTCATCGAAATAAATCTCCACGCGCCCGGTGCGCGGGTTATGCCCGTCCGGACGGGCCCGGTCAACCACCCGCCGGCCGGCGTACTTCATGCCGTCGTTGAGGTCCTTGGTCTTGATGTATGCGTCGTGCCTACTCGCCATTTGGCTCGAACCATGCCTCTGCAAATCCGGTCTTGTAGGTGACGTGGATCGTCCCCTCTTCGATAGCCACGCCAGCCTGTCCAAGGTTGCCTAGAAGCGTGTTGATCGCGTACTGGATAGAGGTCAGGTAGTCGTAGCCGTATGCCTTGGTGCTGTGTTCGGGTTCTTTTTTGTTCACTGGTTCTCCTCGTACTCGCCGATTTCCTTGATTTCCCCGTCGCAGAAGAACGCCTCTTCGTAGAGCCGGCTCCAGAACCGGGCGTTGACCGCGACGTCGGCCGGGCGGGTTACCCAGGCAACCCGGAAGCTCTTGCCGGTGGTCAGCTTTTCCGGCCGGCTGACGGGGAACACCTGACTGTTTGAGAACTGCGGATGGAGGCGGACCTCCTCCGGCCATGCGACGACAAGGATGTCGTCAGGATTGGCCATCATTCATCCACGTCCTGATCAAGCGGGCCAAACTCGCCGCGCAACAGCGGCACTCCATCTTCGGGCCCCAGGAATACGCCATCGACCGCCGTTGCCACCGGGATCACCCTGATCGGATACTTCTCGTCGTCCCAGGCATTGGCTCCACGCTGGTCATAGAAGGAGGGCTCAACGACCTCCACCACCCGACAGACACGGCCCTTCCTGATCGAGCCGATGTCCACGAGCAGCCTTACGCTATCCCCGACTTTCACCTGCGCCATCGCCTTCTCGCGCCTCATGGAGCGTACTGCCTGAATCACGGATTCGACCTTGCCGTACTTCTCCAGCAGACCGAGGCCATTCTCAACGAATGCCTCCATGACATGGTTTGCACGCTTCCGGCCCCAGACGAAGGCGGCGATGCCAGTGCGTACCCCATCCACATGCAGTTCAACCACATACCGGAACGGCGTAGCGGTATCGAAGAGCACCGCCTGGAACTGGATGGTGATCTCGATCTCGTTCTCATCCATTGCTTGCCTTCCTATCCACTCCGAGGTACTCCCTCAGGCCGGCTGTGCCGACCTCCACAAAAAAGCTGTTCACATCATGGCCATCAGGAAGCCGGAGAACTTCAGGCCCGGGGACATGCTTGGCCACCAGGGAGGCGAACTTGGTTCCGGCGTGTTCGCCATTGGCCATCGGCTTGTCGTCGTTGTCCGCGCAGATAATCACACGGTCATAGCCCTCAAAGAGGGGCTTGTAGTAGTCCTTCCAGGCACTGGCGCCTGGGATTCCCACCGCTGGTATGCCGCACTGTGCGACGGTCATGCAGTCCACCTCACCCTCCGTTATCACAATCAGATGTTCACTCTGGAAGAGTGCTGGGACGTTGAATATGGACAGCCCAGTCCCCTCGGGCTGCCAGTATTTGGGGCCGGTCTCCTTGTCGGGAGGCCGGCGGAAGCGAAGTGCTACCGGGCCGGTCGGGGTCAGGTATGGAATGGCGAGCATCCCCCGCGCCGGCTCATCCAAGGTCTCGGGGCTTTCTACGGCTCCCAGGAGAAACCGTTCGACGGTCTCCCGGCTGAGCCGCCGCTCCTCGGTCACGTAACGAAACAGGAGGCTTCCTGCTGGACCCAGCAGCTGGCTGTGATATGTCAAAACCCTCTGATTGAGTGATCTCCTGACAGCGTGCGACAGCACCGGCAAAATCCAACTCCTCCTTATACCTGACGAGATCAATGGCGTCCCCTGAAAACTGACAGGAAAAACAGTGGACCCGGCCTGTCTCCCGGTTGACCGTCGCCGAGGGCGTCCGGTCCTCATGCTGACCAGTGGGGCAGGGCACCTTCACGAAGCCGTCCCTTGGGGGGACGGGCTTCCCGGTGTAAAATTCCACGACGTCGGCGATGTCGAACTTCCTATTCGGGCTCGAAGCCCGCGAGGTACCCATCGCCACCAACCTGGTCCACAGTGTCGAAGTACATGGTGCTGAACTCCTCAACGAGCGGGCTCGGCTCCATGCCCGAAGCCTGCATGGTCTCATTTGCAAGGTTGAGCAGGGCCACCAAGTCCCGCATTTCGACCAGGGACAGCGTGAGCTGGACCTTCAGTTCAGAGAGATCAGCCACGGCCCATCTCCTCCCGACGGCGCTTCGTCTCTTCCCAGCTGGCGTAGACCCGCTGCATGGACTGATCAAACCTGACGATCCGGAAGGCCTCCCGTGAGGGCCGCGCCACGAAGATCGAGACGAGGTAGCCACCGCCGCACCCGATTACAAATCCGGCGATGGCGCCGGCATCGGAGCTGATCGGGAAGAGGGCGGCGTCTACCAGAACGCCCACGGCGACGACCAACGCAAGAGCCACCACGGTGGCTCCGATGCCGATCGCAAGGATCAGCTTGAGATTGTCAAGGGACCTGAGGTAGTTGTACATGCGGTGCTCCTTAGCTGTTGTACCAGATACCGCTGTTGCGGCCTTCTGTGAGCACAGCCCCCGTGTCATCCCACACGTTGGTGTTGAGCCCGTGAACAATGGTTTTTGAGCGTGAGTCAATCCGGATCACATACTGCTGGCCACTGGGCTGGTTGTTCCAGTGCCACTGGTTGCGCATGTACCGGTTGTTCGACACGGTGACTTCCCCGGGCTTGATGCAGGTCGATGCAAGGCCATCATCAATCCAGTTGCTGTCCACCACTACGTTCTTCAATGCGGTGCCGGTGTTGTTCTGCAGGATCACCGAGCAGCCGTGGCCATGCGGCGCGGGTGCGCCGGGCTTGTTCGGGTCTCCGCCGAAGGGGCCGGTGATGCCGCTGTCCACGATCGTGTTGGCATAGATCCGGATGTTTTCCCCGCCCTGAACCTGAACCCCGTCATTGTGGGTTCCGTCGCTGTGCGCCGGATCATTCCGGAAGTAAATCGTGTCGTGGACGTAGTTGCCCTCGATGGTCACATTTGCCAGCGAGCTGAGGCCAGCCTTGTTGAAGACTCCGAAGCCGTCGTTGGTACCCCAGACGTGGTTCCTGGCAGCGTAGTATTCGTGACCGACGACGCCATCCCGGTAGTAGCTCGGAACATCCGGATGGATGTAGTTGTTCAGAAGGCGGAGGCCGTAGACCAGGTTCGAGTTGGCGTCCACCACGCCGCTGTTCCCTGAGGGGATGTAGTTCCCGCCGTGCAGGTAGCTGTTCTTGATGGTGACGTTCTTGGCTTGGACTTTGACGTCGCCGTAGATGTTCATGCCGTCGATTACGGTGCCGTCCACCGTGATAACGAAGGGCTTGGAGGGAACCCCGAGGGATCCCAGCACCGTACCCACCGGGATGCCGGTGTTACTGGCACTGGGCCTAAAGGTCCCGGGCACCAGCGCGGCTGAGGCCGGCTGGGAACCTATCAGGGCTGCGGCCAGTGCGAGCACCGCCGTCAACAGGATGGTAATGATTTTCTTCAATTGGTTTCCTTCATTGCGTTTCCGTTGCCGGTAACCCGCCCCCAGGTCTTGCCGGTTTTGATTGCACTAACTGACTGCTGTGCGACTGCAAAGTCGCGGGCTATGACTGCGCCCATCTCCCCCAGTTGAAGGCGCTCATTGATGACCAAGACGTCCTCAGGCTCGAGGACGGGGCCACTCACGGCTCCTCCACGTCCATGTGGGCCCTGTTGCCGTTGATCAGGGCGATGAGTTCACCGACTTCGGTGAGGACCCACTGCCGCAACGGGTCTGTGGTCCCGCGGCGCTTGGCTATAACCACCCATGCCAGCCCGCCGTCGTTGACCCGCTCAACGGCCCCCTCGGCCGCCCATTCGGCGGCCTTGATCTGGCCGCCATAGTTCTTTGCCTCCACGGTGAGCTTCTGGCCGCCCACCCGCAGGTTGGCGATGTCACCCTTGTCCAGAGCGCCGGTCTTGACCTTGCGGTCGATCCGGTCATCGACATGGAGGGCAAGGATGTCGGCAATCTGCCGCTCGAAGGTAGAGCCGGCCGACTTGGCCGATGCCCTGCTTCGTGCCATCTCGTTCTCCTAACCTGAGAAATTCATACGAGCCAGATCCACCAAGACCGGCATCTGCCACTCCGCGCGGGGATCCGCGCGTCCGTTGCGATTTTTGATAGGGCATATGTAGAGCTGCGTGTTGATGCGGTGAAGGGACAGGATCACCTCCGGGGTTTTGTCGATCTTTCCCCTGAGCCCGGCCCTTGTGACCGGCTTGTCTCCGTTGGAGTAATCACCCATGACGTGGTGCAAGGCGATCACTGCTGCTTTGGTCTGCCGGGCGAGTGTGTGGAGGAAGTCGCAGTTCCCTTGTAGGGCTGCGAACTCCTCCCCCTCCCCGGCGTAAAGGTTCATCAGGTTGTCAATCACGATGACCTCGGGATATACGCCGTACTTCACCGAATAGGCCTCCACTTCGCGGAGGACATCCTCGTCGGATGGTGCGGTGTTGTAGACGAAGGCCATATGCTTGGTGGCTGCTGCCACCTCGGCCTCCAGGCCGGCCACGTTGTCTGACCGGATCATCTGCTCGATGCCCGAGGAGTCATAGCCGGTGGCAATGCAGCCCGCCCTGATCCACATGGTTGTTTCGTCGGTGTCTGCTGAGAAGTAGAGTGAAGAGTTCCTGGCCCCGTGGTCGTTTCCCCGCTGGAGGATCGCCTGCACTAATGCGGACTTGCCTACGCCGGAGGCGGCTGCCACTAATGTGAGCTGCCCCCGACGCATGAAGACCTCGTTGACGTTGAGTCCGTTGATCGGGCATTCGATCGGCGTTCCGGCGGCGGCGTTTTTCCTTCTAGCCTGATTCAGGGTCTGGATGGCGCCTCCTAGTCGGTGTGAAGCGTCCCCACGATAATGACCATGTCCCTGCCATCCGTCACGGTCCGGCAGTGCGGACATCTCCAGGGCAGGTCCTGGTGGGAGGTGACCAGGCCGGCCCAGGTTGCGCAGCAGGCATACACAGATCCGAAGAGCTGCGGCCGCACGGGACAGTCGTGGGTAACCTGGGCAGTAAACTCAGCCACGCCCGAGTGGTGCGGACTGGTGGAGTGCGCGGAGTGATCGCACTGGATCGGGAAGTCCAGAGACTCGAGCACCTCCGTGCCCAGGTCAAGGGTTGTGTCCGTGCCCATGGCTACTTGATGCCTCCTGTGGCATAGCTGCGGCGAGTGCCGTCGAGAATCATCCCAACCAGCCGCCTCGAACAGTCGAACCTTGACGCGATGCTCTGCATCGTCAGGCCCTCCTTTCGTAGAGCGATGACCGACAAAACGTCGTCATCTGTGAGTTTGTAGCTGCGGATCCTGCCGAGGCTGGAGGCCTCATACCACCCGTCGAGAGACGGGATCGGCCTCCATTCCTCCCCTACTTGATGAAGCGCCATAAACTTTTAGTACCATTCGCGAGCCCAGGATCATTCGGATCATCCGTGCGCTGCATGTGCTCAGTGACTTCCTTCGGGCGGGGATCCGCCCATGCCTGCCACTGCCGGCCGTTCTTCTGGCCGCTGATGAGCTTGGCCGGCATGCCTGCCACCATGGGGGCGCCCGGAGCGGCCCCCTGAGCCTCAGGCTGGTACTGCTGCGGAGGCTGGGTGTACTGCGGCTGTGGGGGCGCGTACGCCTGCGGAGCGAGCTGCTGCTGGCGCGACGGGTCCACGGGCGGCTGCTGGAAGGGCTGCTGGAAGGCTCCGGTATCCGCCGGGACGGTCATGGAGCGGGCCTCCAGGCCCTTGCCCATGTTGTACTGGGCCTCGATCATTTCCTGGGCACGGCCAATGGTTGCGCCGACTCCGTTCTGCATCAGCTCGTTGAGCTGTGCGTCCAGCTGGGCGCTGTTCGAGGAGCGGACCACGATCCATGGGGCACTGGCGCCCGGGAGCTTGATGGTGGTGGTAAGTGGAGCGACATCGGTTTCACTCAAAGTGAAATTCCTTTCGGATGTTACTGCTGTTGAACTATCGGAACTAAACGTTGGAAAGAAAAATAAAAGGGGTAATTCGATCGTAACTAGACAATCACTTTACAGCAAAGTCAAGTATGGCCTACCGCCATTTTTGGAGGACCGCCGGGCGATGACTTTCTTGGTCTCGCCCACGGTGAGCACGGCCTTGCGGTTCTTGCCCAGCCGCTCCATGAGGACGTTCTTTACGCGCTGCAGCTCGGCCGTTGCTGCGGCCTCGGCAGCCTGGGCTGCCCTGAGCTCTGCCACAAACTCCTCCTCAAGCTCAAACTCTGTGTCCAGGATGTCCGGATGGAACGTCCGGATCAGCTCATAGCTGTCCTTGCCGCTATCCGGTACCGGCGGTTCGCCGGGCCGTGTCCGCTTCCCGGGCAGGGTCTCGTAGAACTCACGACCGGCTTCGAGCATTTCCTCGCCGCCGATGGAGTACCACTCCATGGCTCCGGTCTGCATCGAGATGACCGGCTTGGATGGATCCGTCGGGACCATGAACTCCCGGTAGTCGCCAAGGTTGGCCAGCACTGCCAGATAGCCATAGTCAAAGCCATAACACTCAAGGTACCAACGGAGCTGGGCGACGTACTTGACCGGGCACATGTCGTTTTCCCAGCCATAGCCGTTCATGGAGGTCTTGATCTCCAGCACCGCCTCCGGCGGCCCAACGTAGCTATCCCCCTCATCGGAGAGGTAGGTCGGGGATAGGATGCGGTCTGGGTTCGCGCCGTGCCAGGGTCTGTCCTTGTGGACGAAGGACCCTGCACGCGCTACGTTGAACTCTGGATGTTCATCAGCGAACTTCGTGGCCACGGCCGGTTCCAGCCGGTGGCCCCACTCGAAGAGTGGGTTCTCCTCATTGATCTCCGGGATAAGCCCGGCCTTCTTGTACCAGAGCACATATCCCGACTGGAAGTTGTTGACTCCCATGATTGATCCGATCTCGGATCCGCCGATCACACTCTTCCGGGCTTCGTGCCATTCGGGGGAACCATCTTCATAGGTTCCCACCAGAACGGCAGTCCCGACCAGCGTCCGTTCTTCAGTCTGCGTCGTCATGTACCTCCGTCAGGTAAAGGTCGAAGTCGCCGTCGTTGACTCTCACGACGGCAATATTCAGGTTGTACCTCGCCGCGATGTGCATAGCCCTGTCGAGCTTGTCCATCGTTCCATCCACTACCGTGCCCCAGAACATGCCGTTCTCGAACACGATAGTGATGAATGGCTCATCATGAATCACCGCGAACTGGACATCACTTCCGAGTCTTTCAACGCCGTCCTCGAGCGTCACGTCCGCAACAGACGTGGCCCACGATGGCGGGCCGGCTACGTTGCCAGCATCGGAATCTTCCTCCAATGTCATGGTTGCCCCCCTCTTCTCTTTTTAGAGTTATGCCAAGCAGTAGATCGGAGAATCTACTTTACATCTGTGTCCATGGGACGACGGATAATCCAGTCGTCATCCGGAGTTCTCTCAATGTAGTAGAAGCCACCCTTCCTGGAGGCCGCGTTCGGTGGTGCATCCGGGTGGTAGGCAACCACCACGTTGTTGGCTGTCAGGTCATGAAGCCAACGGTTCAACAGCTGCTCCTCGCTTGAACGAAGCAAGGACCCCTTTTGCTGCTTGACGATGGAACGAAACCGCTCCATGATCGCCGTCGATTTATGCTGGTCGGCGACAGACCATGGGATGACATCGTTCACAGTCTTCTGAGGAACCGTGAAGCCGGCCCTTTCCAGGGCCTTCCAGACTGCCGCTTCGGTCACATCGTATGTTGCCGCGATGTCCTTCAGAGTCCAGCCCTGGGAGCGCAAACGCCTCAGGGTGGTGTTGTCGGGAAGCTTTCGTACTGCGGGCACTTTAGTGTCCCTCCTTTTCTTTGCTGCACCTCAAGGGGTTATGAGTATATCTTGAAC